AGGGGCGAAATGTCCTACATAGAGGCACGAGAACAGTTTGACCGCCGTGTATTAGAGAGAGATGATTATTACAACGGTATTATTAATGTTAGAGTTGGCGGTTCAGACAAATTACGACAGGCATTGCTAGAACATAGCATCAAGGCAAAACAATCCAACACATAAGGTTGGCGGGCCAGTTTAGAAATACCGCTGTGGAAAAAGCTCTCGTATAGAAGCACACGTACACGTTGATCGACACACCAGAGTGTGGAAGCCATCAGACAAATTGGGCTACTGATTGACGGAGATAGACTGTTGGCTGTCGAAAAACTGCACATTACACATAAAAACCGTATGCACTAGGAACGAAGCAACGGGTATTATGCGGTAAAGCGTATATTTTGTGAATATACGGTAAAGCGTATAAGATGTCGACGTAGGTTGGGAAAGGTCAGAGCCCATTGTGTAGCAGTATAACAAATACCTATTTCCAAGTCTTGGCTGTGACGGACTCACGTGAAGTCAGATTTAGATGGAACCATAAACAGGTTCCGTCTGACTGAAACAATCTACGTGAAGCAATTACATTATTGCTTCGCAATAATGCTTTAATTCATATCTATTACTTCTATCATACAAAACGAAGTGCATAGTTTGAGCGATAGCGATAACTAATATCTACGAAGTAGATATTGAAATAATAAATAAATACATTATAATAGTTAAGGAAAGTTCAGACTAATGAAGGTATATCAAATCGTTGAAGCTCCCGATTCGGGTTTTAGTCTAGGTAAAAAAACACCTGGAGGATTATCTGTACCTGATGGATTTGATTTAAAGAAAGCCCTTGAAAAAGGTGCAAAGCCATCAGAACTAGCAAAAAAGAGCCTAAGTGAAAAGGCATTTAAGAAATTAAAGAAAACAGCTGGCGGCAAACTTGCAAAATTAATTGCTAGAAGTATGCTTTTAAAATTAGCACTAGGTGCTCAAGGTGCTGCAATACTGTTAGAGTATTACCTCGAAGTACAAGCACTTGATGCAATGTGGGAAAACACCTATCCTAAAGGCCATACACTTGCTAAAGGAAGTCCGTATGCACAAGAAGCATACGATAAAGTACTAACTCCTATTAGATATGCAAGTTTTGCACAAGCGGCTACTGTTATGGCACTGCAAATTTCTAAAATGATCAAGCTGGGCAGAGTAAGACGCATTGTTACTGCAATAAATCTTGCAACTGCACCTTTAGTAGCTGTACCTGGTGTTGGATGGCTGGCAAAGGCAGTTATTTTTGCGTTAACCGAAGGTGCAATATGGGCAGCTGGTTGGGCCGTAAACAGATATGGTAGAGAACTATTTCATTACGTACTAAACAACGAATATGACGAAATGCTAGGCGATGCAAAAGAGTTTGTTACTACACCAGAGCCGGCTAAAGAAGTTGATGTAAATGCTGTAAAAGCAGCTATTAAGAAAGAACTTCAAGCACAACAAGATGGCACTATTCCAAAACCACCAAAAGGTGCAGCAGCTAAAAGATTAAAAGACAAAGGTGTTAAAGTAGATAAGATTGAAATTCCAGACTAAATTAAAGGTAAGCCTGTTTTATTTGTAGTTTCTATATTATCGTTTATAATTTTATGAAGTATTTCTCTATCTTCAAGACTGTATCTGTACAGTAAGTCAATTGAATCAACGCCGCCGCGCATACCCCATACTAATCTAAATACATCATCTTTAATTTGTTTTGTTTGATTTTCTAAGTTTTTAATCTGCTCTATAATCTCAGATTCCGAGAGTGGGATTAGGCTTTGACGAAAAAATCCGAATTATCCATTCCCATTATTACTTCGTTTTCTGTTTGGCAAGCAGAACATTGTACTCTTTGTGGTTGTAGTCTCCACTTGTTAGATAACTCTTCTAACTGTTTTGTAATTTTATCAAAAAATTCTTTGTCACTGTTTTTAATCCAGTCTGAAATTTGATCTTGGTCAGTAACTTGTGCATCATCTGATTCTACTTTTGCAATAGATTTTTTGTATCCAATACTAGTTAATTCTGCTATATCTTGGTACACTTTATTAAGTCTTGTGTTTCTTTCATCATCAGTTTCATCAGGAATTGATTGATACAACTGCTTTCTAAAACTAAATGTTTTAATATTAATTTCTGTAATTTCTTTGTAGGTTAACGGACGTAATGTAACCATTAAAGGACCTGCAATAACCTCAGTATCGTAAGTTAACCCTAAGAAATATTCTAAGGTTTTACTAAGATCTAAGTCAAATGTATTTTCCTCTCCACAGTTAGTACACGAAAAGTTGGTTTCTAGTGTTTGACCATAGGTAGCAATTCTAATAGCTACTAAACAAGCATCTACATCAATCTGTGGCATTAACCAAGGTTGAGTTATTGCAGGAATGCAACTTTTAATTACTGTAACAGTTGCTTCACCGTTAAACAAAGCGTCTGGAGTTTTAAATAAAACTTCGTCCATCGCTGACATACCAAATACTGGTAAGTTTCCAGGATCGCCGTTTACAACTCCTGGTGGGTAAAAATTACCCTGGCTCGGCAAAGATAGATAGATCTTTGGTTGCCTAAAGTATTTTTGTAAAGGATTTTCATTCATTATTTTCTTCCGATAAATAAGTTATATAGTTTATTTATAAAACACAAAACCCTGGAGATCTGAGAGTGGCTGAACTTACTAACGAAACAATACAGAAATTGAATGAATCAATTGATAAACTGTCAAGAAATGTAGGCACTGGCGGACTCTCCTCTAAATCTGGTGGAGACGACGGTAGTAGGCTAAAAGATTTAAGCAAAGCTACTATAGACTCTACTGCAACATTAGTTAGGTTCGGCGGCACCTTAATGTCTAGCAATGCTAGACTATCTGATGGATATAAAGCAGCTACTGACATTGTAGGTAACTTTGGATCAGCACTACTTGGTAATAACAGTGCGATCGGCAAGGCAATGGAAGGGGTCAACGAATTCGGCCTAGCTGTTATAAAATCTGCCGAAGCAGGTGTAGATACATTTAGAACACTATCATCTAGTGGCGCATCATTTAATAACAACATTTTACAAATGAAAAACTCAGCAGCACAGTCAAGATTAACACTTGACGAGTTTGCTGGCATTGTTTCTAATAATACTAAAGGGTTTGCAGCGTTCGGCGGCACAGTAACTAAAGGTGCCAAAGTATTTACTGACGCAAGTAAAGATTTATTTGATCAAGGGTTAGCAACACCTCTGCTGAATATGGGTATGACGTTTGAAGAAGTTAACGAAGACCTAGCTGAATACATTGTAGCTAACAGACGTAGATTTACAGCAGATCAGATTGCAGCTGGTGCAGCAAATGCTAGTTTTGCAAAAATGTCAACAGAGATGGACAAGGTAGCAAAACTTACTGGTCAAAATCGTAAAGAGCTTGAAAAAGAAACAAACGATCGTATGCGTAAAGGGCAAGTTGATGCTAAGATACGTATGCTAGAAGCAAGCGGCAACAAAGAAGCTGCTGACAAGATGAAACTTGCACTAGCACAAGCTGCCAAAGCAGGACCAAACGCACTTGCTGCTGTTGAAGACTTATTTACAAAAGGTGCTGTTGTATCAGAAGAAGGTAGACAAGCAGCGGTATCACTAGGACCAGCATTTAAAGATTTAACAAATATGGTCAGCTACGCCAAAGGCCCAGGCGGTGTTGAAGGAATGACCTCCAGTATCAGCAACTTTAATGAAGCTGTAGCACAAAGAATTAATGATCCAAACTTCTTGCGTATTGCAACACTTGGCGGTATGGGCAATGCTACAGCAGACGCTGCTGCTCAAATGGTACAAAGTGCAGGAACGTATGCAGACAACGTAAAAGCCTTAATGGACAAAGAAGGCTTATCTAGAGCCGAAGCAGTTAAAAAATTATCAGAAATGGCGGACAAGGAGCAGAAAGCTAGAGACCCAGTTACATCAACAGTTGTAAACGGTGAGAAAGCACTACGAGATCTAGGTGCTGTAATCAACGAAAAACTTTTAGGAACAGATGGAGAAATTACTAAATTTGCCGATGGCCTAAAAGGAGCAAGCACCTATTTAGAAACACTTAACCGTCCCGAGATGACAAATTCAGTTGACGAATTTGTTAAAAAAATATCCACTACTACTAGTCTTGTTACAGGTAACAAAGAAGTGCCTGAAGCAAACAAATCAGCAGTAGATATAGAATTACTAAAAGCACAACAGGTAAAGATGGACGCTATTATCAAGGGTCTTGCGACAATACCTGATAGCAAACTTCAAAAGTCAGAAGCTAGTGATCTAGCAACTTTATTCTCTAGCGAAATGGGCCCGGCGTTATTAGATTATCTAACAGCAGCAGCAGAACAAGAAAACAAAACTGTTGAAGGCCTGATTGCAGAAATGGTACAAGGCGGTTCTAAAACACAAATTAGAGATATGGCTGCAACTCTTAAAAAGCAGTTAGATCCTAACGCAAATGTCGACGATATGATGAAGAGTTTGGATGCAGCCAAAAATTTGCCATTAGAAGAGTTGTTAAAAAATGCTAGTTCAGTTGTTAAAGAAATGACTGTTATAAAGATGAACATTCCTGGCAAAGAGTTTGGAGGACCTGTACAAAAAGATCAAGCATATGTTGTAGGTGAAAAACGAGCAGAATTGTTTGTGCCTCAGCAAAACGGACACATTGTTCCTAGTATCAAAAATCTTGAAGCAAGTATGAAACAAGTTAAAAAACCAATGCAGCAAATGCAAAGTATTGATACTAGTGGATTAGAAGCATCAATGCGTGAGTTTGCAACTAATATGCAGTCAGCATTACAAAAAAGTGGGGCTCAAGATCAAATGAAAGAAATAGCAGAACAGATAAGTAATAGTATGGGGAATGTGACTGGAGAGCTTATTAAGGGTAATAAAGTTGCTGCAAGACAACTTAAAGGCATTGGTGGTCTAAGCGGCAATTTATTCAAAGGACTAGGATAATATGAGTTGGAAAAAATATTTTACACCTGTGCAAACAGGTGATAACGTTTCAGGAAGTTACGGACCTATAGGAGGTCCAAGAGGAGGATCACAACCAGGTCCTGCTCGGTCCAACTATTCAAGTTATCTTCCAGATGTTTATGTAGGCTCACCTAATCGTGTCGACCGTTACGGTCACTATAATACTATGGATATGGACAGCGAAGTTAATGCTGCTCTTGACATCCTTGCTGAATTTTGTACACAAAAAAACGAAACCAACGGAACAAATTTTAACTTTAACTTTAATAAAAATGCAACCAATACCGAAGTCAAAGTATTAGGTCAATACCTAAAGCAATGGAATAAATTACAAAATTTTGAAACACGTATGTTCCGTGTTTTGAGAAACACATTTAAATACGGCGACCAATTTTTCCTACGTGATCCAGAAACTAAAAAACTATTTCATATTGACCCAGCAAACGTTTCAAGAATCATTGTTAACGAATCAGAAGGTAAGACTCCTGAGCAATACATTATTAAAAATGTAAACTTTAATTTCAAAGATATGGTTGCTACTACACCTCATCAGACTAACGGCAATATTACTAATCCACACGGTGGCCAGTATCAGCCAACAGGCGGATCAAGAGGTATGGTAGGAACAGCATCGCAGCCACCAGGATCTAGATTTAGTTTAGAAGATGGTGAAGTAGCAGTTGATGCTAAACACGTTGTACATTTAAGTTTGTCAGAAGGACTAGATAACAACTTTCCGTTTGGTAACAGCCTATTAGAAACAATATTCAAAGTTTATAAACAAAAAGAATTGCTCGAAGATGCGATTATTATCTATCGTGTGCAAAGGGCTCCAGAAAGAAGAGTATTCTACGTTGATGTGGGTAATATGCCGACACACCTTGCTATGCAATTTGTTGAGCGTGTTAAAACGGAAATACATCAAAGAAGAATCCCATCCGCGACAGGTGGCGGCCAGAATGTTATAGACTCAAGTTATAATCCACTGTCAATTAACGAAGATTACTTCTTCCCACAAACTGCTGAAGGCCGTGGCTCTAAAGTGGAAACATTACCAGGAGGAACTAACCTAGGAGAGATAGATGACCTTAGATATTTTACTAATAAGCTCGTACGCGGTTTACGAATCCCTAGTTCATACTTACCCACAGGCGGTGATGACGCAACTAGTTCGTACAATGATGGTAGAGTAGGCACAGCGTTTATCCAAGAACTGCGCTTTAATACATATTGTGAAAGACTTCAAGGACTATTAATTGAAGAGCTTAATCAAGAGTTTAAGCGTTATCTTTTAGAAAGCGGAATCAATATTGATACAAATATGTTTGATATTGAGTTTGAACCACCGCAAAACTTTGCAGCGTATAGACAGTCAGAGCTAGACAACGCTCGTGTACCAACGTTCACACAAATGAGTGCAATACCTTACGTTTCAAACAGATTTGCACTTGAAAGATTCTTAGGTCTAAGCAAAGAAGAAATTGCAGAAAACGAAAGACTGTGGCGTGAAGAAAACGATGAAACACTACAACCTAATGCAGCTGATGCAGCAGCAGAAATGCGCGGAACAGGTATTAGTTCAGCAGGTATGAGTGCAGATCTAGCAGGAGCAGAAGACGGCATTGAAGACGGCGAAGCCCCAGTTGACGGCGGCGATGCAGCCGCTCCAGAGACTGCTACCGGTGATGCCCCAGGTGCTGGCGCAACACCTACAGACCAAGTTATATAAGATAAATAATAATATGATACTACGTGAACTTTTTTATTACGACAAAGAAACATTACTTCCTCAGGAAGACGATCGTTATGATCCTACATACGACGACAGCGTAGTAAATCTTGATGACAAGCGTAAAACTAGATTAACGCTACGTCAAATCAATCGTGCAAGAAAAGCATCTGAAATGCACAATAGAGAAAAAGCAAAAGAACTAGATTTTGTAAAACAGATGTATGGTATTGCCGCACAAGCCGCAGCAGCCGGCGTTTAAACTTAGGTCAAATGTAACGAAATAAATATCGTTACTATGCCAAAGATTGATAAAAGTTTATACACAAAAAAACAAATCCAAGCACTATTAGCAGCACGTAAACGTCAAAAAGAAGGCGAAAAATTAGCTGCTAATATTACAAAACCTAACGAACATACGGATAAAAAGTATGGATTTGTGCTAGGAAATGGTACTTCTCGCAAAGGTGTTCCCTTAGAAAAAATACACGAATTTGGTAAAATTTATGCCTGCAATGCAGTATATAGAGAGTATGATCCTGACTATCTCATAGCAGTTGATGTAAAAATGATACTAGAAATTACTAAAAAGGGCTACCATTTAATAAAGAAAAATGTATGGACAAATGCTAATAACGCATACAAAAAAATTGAAGGATTAAACTTTTTCCGTCCTTCAAGAGGGTGGAGTAGCGGTCCTACAGCATTACATCTTGCATCACAACACGGCTATGATAAAATTTTTATTTTAGGATTTGACTACCAAGGTTTAGAAGAGTCTGGCCGCAAAGTAGTAAACAACGTTTATGCCGGTACTCCTAACTATAAAAAGACTACTGATACAGCAACATATTACGGCAATTGGCTTAAACAAACTTGTACAATTATAAGAGAAAACCCTCAAATTACGTTTTATAGAGTTATATTACCTGATAATTTTATTCCAGGAGAACTAAATAATTTTAACAATTTAAAGCACATAGACATTGAAGAATTCGAAAAAATGTTTAATATTCGGTAAGAATATTCAAAATGGCGTAAAAATCGCCTATATCTACGCACATTTCCTGTAAATATGTAAATACAAATGACAGCCTTACCATAGGTAAAACATTTATAGGAGAATAAAAATGGCAGACCTTAACAAATTTGAAGAAATGCTTGAGCGCCTAGTCAACGAAGACAAAGCGGGTGCCGAAGAGCTTTTCCACGAAATCGTGGTAGAAAAATCACGTGAAATTTATGAAAACTTATTAGAAGATGAGGATAAAGAAGTTGACGAAACTACTGATGAAGATAAAGAAGTAGATGAAGCAGCTGATGAAGAAGTTGATGAGTCAGACGAAGATCTAGACGAAGCAGCTGATGAAGACGAAGACGACGATGACGACAAAGACGTCAAAGAAGACTTCGATCTAGAAGAATTTGAAGTTGAAGCTGACGACGAGCCAGAAATGGATCCAATGATGGGCGGTGACCCAGCAGACGATATGATGGGCGGCGACGAAGAAGGTGACGACGATATGGGCGGCGAAGGCGATATGGAAGACCGTGTTGAAGATCTTGAAGACGCACTAGATGAATTAAAAGCAGAATTTGAAAAAATGATGTCCGACGACGAAGGCGGCGAAGAAGAAGCCGGTGACGATATGGATATGGATATGGACGACGAAGAAGGCGACGACGATATGGAAGAGCCTGAAGAAGAGTCATACGAATTCGAATCTACAGACGAAGAAGTTGATGAAGCATCAGACGAAGAAGTTGATGAAGCTGATAAATCAGAAGCAGAAACAATGCGTGAGTATGTAGAAAAAGTTACTGCTACAATGGGTGACAACGGTGCAAACACTAAGTCAGCTGTTGCAGGCAAAAACGATATGGGCGGTACAGCAAGTAATTTAAATCAAGCTGGTACAGAAGCTGGTGTAGAAGCTAATAAAGGAAACTTAAAAGGTTCAGCACTAAGCGATCAAAACGCCAAAGAAGATTCCGCAGGTAACGTAAACGTTCCAGGTGGAAAGGCGAGCAAATCAATGAAAGCTCAGCCAAAAGGTCACGGCGCCGAGAAAAAAGGCAGTGGCGAAACAGGGACTAATGGCACCAAAAGTGTTATTGGTCAGTAATTAAGGACCAAGGATGAATACTTTTTTACGAGAGCATATGACATTTGACCAGGCAGAAATGGTCGTCGAGTCTGCTAATGAAGGTAAAGATCTTTTCCTAAAAGGAATTTGCATTCAAGGGGGTGTACGCAATGCGAACCAACGTGTATATCCTGTAAATGAAATTGGCAGGGCTGTCAAAACTCTCAACGATCAAATCAGCGGAGGTTATTCAGTTCTCGGTGAAGTGGATCATCCAGAAGGACTTAATATTAATTTAGATCGTGTAAGCCATATGATTACAAATATGTATATGGATGGCAACAACGGCTATGGTAAAATGAAGATTCTACCAACTCCAATGGGACAACTAGTTAAAACAATGCTTGAAAGCGGCGTTAAACTAGGTGTTTCGTCGAGAGGAAGTGGTAATGTTAAAGAGGACGGCAGCGGTGAAGTTTCAGACTTTGAAATTATTACCGTTGATGTCGTTGCTCAACCCAGTGCTCCAGGTGCGTATCCTACGCCCATTTACGAGCATCTAATGAATACTCGTGGTGGGTATAAGGCATACGAACTAGCACAGGCAACCAAAGAAGACGTAAAGGCACAAAAGTATTTAAAAGAATCGCTGATTAACATAATCAGTCGACTCCAATAAAAGGAGAACAATATGTTGGATGCACTAAAAACACTTTTTGAAAATGATGTAGTTTCAGAAGAGGTGCGTGTCTCTATCGAAGAGGCTTGGGAAGCAAAGATCAAAGAAAACAAACAGCAGGTAACTGCTGAGTTGCGTGAAGAGTTCGCTACAAAATACGAACACGACAAGCAAACAATGGTTGAAGCAATTGACACTATGCTATCCGAGCGTTTAGCAGCAGAAATTTCAGAGTTTGCGGATGATCGCAAACAACTAGCAGAAGCAAAAGCAAAATATGCAGTAAAGATGCGTGAAAACGCAACACTACTACAAAAGTTTGTTACACAGCAGCTAGGTAAAGAAGTTTCTGAATTACACGAAGACCAAAAAACTATGGCAGCTAAGTTTGCTAAGTTAGAAGAATTTGTTGTAGAGGCACTATCAAAAGAAATTGCAGAGTTTTACGAAGATAAGAAAGACTTAGCAGAAACTAAAGTTAGACTTATCAGAGAAGCAAAAACTAAATTTGCAGAAGTTCAAAAGAGCTTCATCAAACGCAGTGCTGAAGCAGTATCAGAAACAGTTGGCAAGACTCTTAACAAAGAGATTAAGTCGCTAAAAGAAGATATTGAAGCAGCTCGCAGAAACGACTTCGGTCGTAGACTATTCGAAGCATTTAGCAACGAATATGCAAACAGCTACTTAAATGAGAAATCAGAAGTAGCAAAGCTAATGAAAGTTGTAGATCTAAAAGAAAAGCAATTAACAGAAGCTAAAGTTGCAGCTGGAAAAGCAATTAAACTAGCAGAATCAAAGGAAACTGAGAAGAAGCAATTAATTGAAACAGCACAGCGCAAAGACACAATTAATGATCTTATTGCACCTCTAAGTAGAGAGCAAAAGGTAATTATGACAGACTTACTGGAATCAGTACAAACAGCACGTTTACGTGCCCAGTTTGACAAATATCTACCGTCAGTTATCGACAGTAAAGGTCCAGCCAAGCAGAAGGCAGTACTATCAGAAGGCAAAGAAGTAACAGGCAACCGTGACGCAAGTGTCGTCGCACAAAAAGCAAATGACGAAAATGTAATAGAAATTCGTCGTCTAGCAGGTTTATAATAAAATAGGAGAAACCAAAATGTCAGAACTATTAGAAAGCCGCTGGCAGGATACTAAAACAGCACTTGTTGAAGGCCTAAACGGTAACAAAAAAGCGGTAATGGAAACAACTCTTGAGAATACTCGCAGGTATTTGTCAGAGAGTGCAACAGCTGGTGCTACTTCTGCCGGTAACGTAGCTACACTAAATCGTGTGATCCTTCCAGTGATCAGACGTGTAATGCCAACAGTGATTGCAAATGAACTAGTTGGTGTACAACCAATGACTGGTCCAGTTGGTCAGATTCACACTCTACGTGTTCGCTATAGCGACACAGCAGGGTCAGGTGCATCTGGTGCAACAGCTGGTGAAGAGGCTCTAAGCCCATTCAAAATTGCTGAAGCATATTCAGGTAACACAACATCAGGTCGTGCAGACAACACTGCTGCACTAGAAGGTGTTGCTGGTAACAGAATGTCAATTCAGATCTTGAAACAAACTGTCGAAGCGAAGACCAGAAAGCTATCAGCTCGCTGGACTTTTGAGGCAGCTCAAGATGCACAATCACAGCACGGTATTGATGTTGAAGCAGAAATTATGGCTGCTCTAGCACAAGAAATCACAGCTGAAATCGACCAAGAAGTTCTTGCTTCACTAAGCACACTTGCTGGTTCAGCAGCTGAGACATATGACCAAGCCGGTGTTTCAGGTACAGCTACATTCGTTGGTGACGAACACGCAGCACTTGCTGTTCAAATCAACAGAGTTAGCAACTTAATTGCACAGCGTACAAGACGTGGTGCTGGTAACTGGGCAGTTGTTTCGCCATTCGCGTTAACAATCCTACAGTCAGCAACTACTTCAGCGTTCGCTCGTACAACTGAGGGTACTTTTGAAGCTCCAACTAACACCAAAATGGTTGGTACATTGAACAACGCTATGAAAGTATATGTAAACACATATGCTGGCGATGATTCACCAGTACTAATTGGTTACAAAGGTTCAAGCGAATCAGATGCAGCAGCATTCTACTGCCCATACATTCCGCTAATGAGCTCTGGAACAGTACTTGATCCAGCAACATTTGAGCCAGTTGTATCATTTATGACACGTTATGGTTATGTTGAGCTAAACAACACTGCGTCATCTCTTGGTAACGCAGCTGACTACCTAGGTAAAGTGGCTATCACTAACGGAAACGTTAGCTTTAGCTAAGTTTTACTTAGATAGAAAGAAATTTAAAGGGCGGCTTAGGTCGCCCTTTTTTTACGACTAAAACTCTTAACAAAAGGAATTTATGGCCCGTGTTAAATTTAATCCAAGTATTGACGTACACGAAACTGTAAAGAAAAAAACATCAATAGGTGGCGGAAGAATTTCTAAATCTATGATGAATAAAAGTAAAAGACGTAGTTACAAAAAGTATCGTGGACAAGGCAAATAACAGATAAATAATATTACGTTCAGCCCAACGGCCGGAAGTAGCATATTGCGAAGGAACGCACTTTAACTTTAACTAGGAGAAGTGTATGTGTAACTATACCCTTTGGTGCTACAAGCGACTACTCAGACAGCACCACATCAAAAAAATAAATGACATTTTTTTAAAAAAAATGTATTTTTCTGGTTGACTTTTGTTGCAGTGATGTTATTATTAATACTGTAGCAAGACGTTGTTACAAGGGTTGGCGCTAATAATCCTGTTTCTAGAGAGGATAAGCGCACTTGTTAGGGGTAGTGCCCGGCGTAGAGTTTGGAGACAAGCAGTGCGCTCACTGTCATACTAGACAGAGCAAGGTTCTAAGTGTTAACGATGAAAGGTATCTAGGCGCTTAGTTGGAGGTAAACCCAAGTCCTTCACCCACCTTTATTATAAAGCCCG